TGATAATAAATAATCGATCTATTATTTGAACCGGTTATTATACCGGTTCTTTTATTATATATATTATATATATTATATACATTATTATATACTTCTATGTATGAATATAAGAATATAGAAAAGATATGGAAGATAAAGAAGGATAGTAGGGAAGGATAGATAGGGAAGGATAAATAACCGTGCTGTTATCGTATACCAGGAAAAGATTGTGTCCAATTGATTTGCATACAAAGAAATTATCCTGGACTACTTAATGCCGATCTGTTATGTATAATGACTGTATATCCATTGCATATGCTATGGCACAATACATATAGGCACACAATAATAATTATAAGGCGTATTTTATGGCCATATCTATGCACAAAACAATTCTTTTGCGAATAGATGTTGTGATGTAAAGCAGATTCACTTGACGGGTACCCACGGGGAATATGCGCGAAAGCACCAGGGTCCCGGGTTATCCCCCCCACCCTCTGCGAAATCAAAAAAGAACAAAACAATCAATTGCATGACAGGGAAAGAATAATAATATATAATACAGAGTGATAAGAATTGCGGGAAAAAGGGAAAAAGAGGGTTGAATATGGGATTCAAGGGATTAGCGCGGGAGATACAGGCGAGGATAGATAGTGGAACTGTAGAGTACCAGTTGTATAACGACTACTTTGACATAGTGAGCAGTTATTTAAGCGACGAGCGGGGATATGCTGTTGACTGGATCAGGTGGTTGTCGGGGCGAATCATCAAAGCGATTGACGATGTAATAAAGAGTGGGGACGTTGAGACAGGGAACAAACTGATGGAGTTGCACAAGCGAGTATTATTAAGCATAGCGCGGTGGGACTTTGACAGTTTCCTGCTGTACGTTGAGTGGAACCGGGAGCCATCGAAACAATTTTATTATCCGCGTCGCGGCGTATTGAAGCAGGTTGTTGACGAGATGCAGCGGTTAGAAGACGATGAACTGGACCTGTTGTCGATTTCGCTGCCTCCGGGTGTTGGCAAGAGTACGTTAGCGATATTCTACCTGACGTGGCTGGCGGGGAAGTACCCTGAAGAGACATGTTTAACGGGGTCCCACAGCAATTCCTGGGTGCGAGGTGCTTATGACGAGTGCCTGAGGATCATGGACCGCAACGGTGAGTACCTGTGGCACGACGTGTTTCCTGGGGTTGAAGTGACTTCGACGAACGCGAAGGACTGCCGGATAGACCTTGGGAACCGTAAGAGATTTGAGACATTGGAGTTCACGTCGATTGGTACGGGCAATGCGGGTCTGTACAGGGCGATGCGGTTGTTGTACTGTGATGACCTTGTGAGCGGATCCGAAGTGGCATTGTCGAAAGAGCGATTGGACAAACTGTGGGGCGTGTACACGACGGACCTGCGGCAGAGGAAACTGGGTGCGAAATGTAAAGAACTTCACATAGCGACGAGATGGAGCGTTCACGACGTACTGGGGAGGCTAGAGAGCGAGTACGGTGAGAGTGAGCGGGCGAAGTTCATACGGATCCCGGCGATGGACGAGAAAGACGAGAGCAACTTCGACTACCCTTATGGCGTGGGCTATTCGACAAAGACGCTGAGAGAACAGCGTGAAGTCATGGACGATACGGACTGGCGTGCATTGTTCATGAACGAGCCTATTGAGCGAGAGGGCCTGCTGTATTCGCGGGACGAATTAAGACGGTATTTTGAACTACCTGAGGGCGAACCCGACGCAATTCTGGCAGTTTGTGACACAAAAGACCGTGGCGGGGACTATTTTTGTATGCCGGTGGCGTATCAGTACGGGCCGGACTTTTACATTGACGGTGTGATCTGTGATAACGGCAATCCTGACGTTGTTGAACCCCGGTTAGTGAACATCCTTGTTGAGCGTGAGGTGCATATGGCGCGGTTTGAGAGCAATCAGGCCGGTGGGCGTATTGCGTCGAGTGTCCAGGAGAAAGTGAAAGAGCGCGGCGGTAGGTGCAAGATCACGACGAAATACACGACATCGAACAAAGAGACAAAGATCATCGTCAATTCGCCGTGGGTATTGAAGAACTGCCTGTTCAAAGACGATTCCGTGATAAAAAACGATAAAGAATATCGTCGTTTCTTGCAATTCCTGTGTGGATATACGATGGCTGGCAAGAACAAGTACGATGACGTACCTGATGCTATGGCGCAATTGGCAGAATACATACAGAATTTCGCCATGAACAAAGTGGAAATCGTGAAAAGATTGTTCTGAGAAAAGATGATTTACTTGACACGTTTTATGTTTATATATATAATGCCTATTAGATAAGACTATGGAGGCATATATATGCTCACAAAAGAGATTGTTGCCGCTATCAATGAGTGGCTGGGCAAGGGCTTTGAGATTGAGATCTACCGCAAGCCTGACGGCACACTGAACATCAAGACGGTCAAGAAAAAGAGACTGATCGTAGACTAATAACATACCCCACGCTGAAAGGTCAGCGGGGAAGTGGAGAAGGCTCCAATGTGCAAGATTCTGCATGTTGGGGCCTTTTACTTTTGGCGATTGGAGGGTGCGATTGTGGAGTTGCATGGACGCAATGCCATTTACACAAGCGTTGAGCACATCACGGGTGAGAACGTGGTGAAGGTGCTCAGTGATGCGTATGTGAAGCATCTGGTCAATCGCGGTCAGATTCAATACCTGTACAACTACTATCGCGGGATTCAGCCCATCCTGGACCGCGTTAAAGATATACGCCCTGAGATTTGCAATCACATCGTTGAGAACCGGGCGAACGCCATAGTCAACTTTCGTGTGGGCTATACGGTGGGCAAGCCGATTCAGTACGTATCCTCCGTGAGCGACAAGGAAGTGTCTGAACAGATTGCGCGGATGAACGACATGCTGCGGATGTCGGGCAAGCCCAGCAAGGACAAGCAACTGGTCGAATGGCAGATGATCTGCGGTACTGGTTACCGCATGGTACTGCCGTCCACGAACAGCCGCACGCCGTTTGAACTGTACACGCTGGACCCGCGTGATGCGTTCGTAATTTACCGCAATGACGTTGCGCACACGCAGCTGGCGGGTGTGTACTACACCGTCGATGACGAAAAGAACGTAACGTTCTACATGTACACGTCTGACGGCGAGTATTACGTCGTTGAGGGTTGGCAGAACGGCGTGGTAGTTGGGCGCGAAGACTATGTTCTGAACCAGATCCCGATCATCGAATATCCGCTGAACTTTGCGAGGATGGGCGCGTTTGAAGTGGTTCTGCCGCTTCTCGATCAGCTGAATAACCTTGAATCGAACAGGATGGATTCGATAGAGCAGTTCGTACAGTCGCTCCTGGTGGCTTATAACTGCGAGTTCCCGGACGGCACTACTGCCAACACGATCCGCGAAGCTGGCATGGTGGTGCTGAAGTCCATCGGCGAGAACAAGGCCGATGTGAAAGTCATCAGTGAGACACTGCAACAGGGCGATACCCAGATCATGAAACAGAACATTATCGACTCCATCAATGAGATCGTGGGTATTCCTGGACAGGGCAACGGTTACACCAGCGATTCCAGCAATAATGGTGCTGTGATCCTGAAGAACGGTTGGCAAGGCGCTGAGACACGGGCGCAGGACTTTGAAACGATGTTCCGCGAACCGGAGCAGCGGACGATTGAACTGCTGACTGAGATTACAAACAGGCTTTCCGACATGAGCCTTGACCCTGACACCGTGGACGTGAAGTTCACGCGCAGGAACTATGAGGACCTGCTCTCCAAGAGCCAGACGCTTATCACGATGCTCCAGCAGGACAAGATTCATCCGCAGTGCGCGTATGAAGCGGCCGGGCTTTTCGTGGACACCCAGGATGCTTACAACATGGGCATGGAGTGGTACGAAAAGATGAAAGAGGAGCAGGAAGAAGCGGAGGCCAAGGCCGCAGAAAACGGGGAGAGCCAGGGCGGCACGTACATTAAGGGCTACTACCAGAAGCGCGGCGATAGACCGTGAAAACGAGACTCCCGTTTGATGAACTGAATACCCTCAAAAGCCGCTTGCCCGTTCATGAACTGAACGGGTTTGGCGCAAAACTGAAGCGGCACTTTGACGATGAGGGGCATATCCGATCCCGCAAAGACTGCGATGACATCATAGATGAACTGCTGGACCTGTATCTCCTGGCGCTTGCCGACGCTGTAGATGATGTGAACCAGCAGTTCGACACACATATTGAGCCTACGGCACAAGAGATACAGGAGATTGTCTACCAGCCCATCGACGGTTCTACATGGGTTGACCGCGTGAGCGCGTGGTATGAGGCTGGCGGCACACTGGGCGATATAGAGCGCATTGCCGAGACAGAAACGACGCGCATCAGTAATGCGGCGGCGCTGGACACGGCGACAAAGGCCGGGGCAAAAAGCAAGACGTGGTTGACAATGCTGGATGAGCGCGTGCGCGACACGCACACCTACCTTGAAAGCGTAACAGTTCCCATTGACGCAAGGTTCTACACGTTTGACGGAGATAGTGCATTGGCCCCCGGCGGGTTCGCACTTCCTCAGAACAACATCAATTGCCGCTGCGAATTGAGGTTTAACTGATGGGTAAAAAGCTGACAATTGTTGTCCCGCACTACAAGGAACCGTGGGATGTATGCAAACCGTTATTTGACAGCATTGAACTGCAACACGGCATCAATTTCGATGACTTCAGGGTAATGGTGGTCAATGACGGCGACGATGTGGTGCTGGACAAGTCGCTGTTCGACCAATACCGCTATGAAGTCGAGTACGTCATCAAGCCCCACGGCGGGTTGTCCGATACCCGTAACTACGGCATAGAACACGGGGACACTGAATACCTTATGTTCTGCGACTCCGACGATATGTTCCTGTCTATGTACGGGTTGCACCTGGTGTTCGGAGCGATCAACGAGGGCTTTGACCTGTGCATCGGCTCGTTCATTGAAGAACAACCGGTAGATGGCGAGTGGAGGATATTCAGGCGCGATAAGAGCCCGGTGTTCTGCCACGCGAAGGTATATCGGCGGCAGTTCCTTATAGACAAGAAACTGCGGTTTGATCGCCGCTTATGGTTCTCCGAAGACAGCGTATTCAATAACCTTGCGAAGCATGAAGCTGAGCGTGATGGCAAAGTCAAGTACATCGACACGCCGTTTTATCTGTGGGCTTGGAACGCCGGGTCAACAGTGCGCAAGGACCGTGACACGATAGTTCTACGGGAATACGACCAGGTAATGACCATGCGCACGCTGATCTGTGAAGGGCTCCGTGACCGTGGATTTCAGGAAGACTACATGAAGTCAGTGTGCCGGACGATAGCGGACAGCTATTGTGACTTCAATGAACCGCAGTTCACTAAGGCTGGGCATGAACAGTTGGTTGCAAAGGCTGAGAAAGAGTTCAAAAAGTTCTACCGCAAGTTCAGTCATGACTTCATGGCCTGCGATTCTGAGCAGATCGGTACTGCACTGATGGAGGCGCGGGTCAAGGCGTTCGACCACGGATTGCGGTTGGAGAAGACCGACTTCAAGTCATGGCTGAAACATATCAGGAACGAAGTGAAACTTTAGGATATTCGGGGTGATCCCCTTTGAATATTAGCGACAGAGAAGCCGCTATATAAATCTCGCAGATGGGGCCAGAGAAGGCATAAATCGCAAAGGAGTATGAAAATGGCTGAGAATGTTACCGCAACGAATGATACCCAAGAAACCGTAGACACCGCAGCATTGCAGGCTGAACTTGAAAGGTTGCGCGGCGAGAACGCCAAGCTGAAGAACGCCCAGAGCAACGCTTCTGCTGACGCCAGCAGATACAAGAAGGAACTGCAAGCGCGGATGTCCGAGCAGGAACGCGCCGACACCCAGACCAAGGAACTGATCGAACAACTTAAAGCCGATAATGCCGCCTTGAAAAGGTCGCAGACGTTGGCAGAACAAAAGGCGGGCTACATCGGGCTTGGCTTCGATGCAGTGACTGCGGAAAAGGCCGCTGCGGCGACATTCGACCAGGACTTTACCGGCCTCACGGCTGCATTTAAGGACTTCCTCACGGCGCACGACAAGGCACTGATGGCAGATGCCGTCAAGAAAACGCCGCGTCCGGGCGCTGGCTCTTCGGATAGAACAGTCACGCGTGAGGAGTTTGACAACATGGGCTACAGAGAGCGACTGAAGCTCTTTGAGGAACAGCCTGAACTCTACAAGCAACTGACTAGTTAAGGAGTTGAAATCATGGCTCAGACCCTGCTGAATAGCATGATCAATCCGCTGGTTATCGCGGACATGATCGACAAAAAGCTGACTGACTATATGAAGTTCGCCCCCCTGGCGACTATCGACACGACCCTCCAGGGCCGTCCCGGCGACACGATTGTTGTCCCCTCGTTCAACTACATCGGCGATGCCGCGACGCTGAATGAGGCTGAGTCCCTGACCGTGTCTCTGCTGTCCACCACCTCCACCAACGCCACGATCCACAAGATCGCGAAGGGCGTTGAGATCTCCGACGAAGCGGTCCTGTCCGGCTTCGGTGATCCCTATGGTGAGGCCGTGTACCAGATTGCTCACGCGATTGCGAACCAGGTGGACAATGAGGTGCTGAACATCCTGCATGGCATCACCGGCACTATGGCGATGAGCACCACGAACAACACTGTCTATCCCACTGATACCGACATCACTACCGCCCTGGAACTGTTCGGTGAGGACATTGAGGACGGCCCGACTGTCGCGCTGGTTTCTCCCGCTGTGTACACCGCAATGCGTGCGAATACCCACACTTGGGTTCCTGCTTCTGAGATTGCTGCCGGCATTGCTGTCCGTGGTGTGGTTGGCGAATATCAGGGTTGCCAGGTCATCGTGAGCAATAAGCTGAAGACCGGCAATGCGGGCGCTGGCGACATCTTCCTGGTGAAGCCGGGTGCGCTGCGCATCTTCCTGAAGCGCGATACGCTGGTCGAGTATGACCGCGACATTCTGGCGTTCACCAATGTGATCACTGCCAGTAAGCACTTCGTCGCGTACCTGTACAACGCCGCCAAGGCGATCCGCATCTACAAGGGCGCTTAACTATGGGTATGCTGCTGCATCGGCGTAGAGCCGAAGAAGAACCTGTCAAGGAAGAAAAGCCTATTCTTGAACAGGGCGTTCGGCAGGAGCAACCCGCTCCTGAGAAGAGGCGCGGCAGACCTAAGAAACAGTAAGGGGTGAGGGTGGATGACCGCACAGCAGAAGTTGGCAATGGTTAAGACCATCATGGGTGCAGACGCTCCCGATGATACGACCATTACTTCATATCTTGATTTCGCCAAGAATGAAATCCTTCAGTGGCGGTATTCGTATGATTCTGGCGCGATGCCCCAGGATGTACCCGCCGAGTATGAGATGACCCAGGTGCAAGCCGTGGTCAATGGCTTTACTCAGAGAGGGTTGGAGGGCGAAACCGTATCTGTTGAAAACGGCATCCACCGTCACTTCCAGTATTCTGACATGGTTCAGTACATTCGCAATAACGTGGTTGCGATGGCGAAGGTTCCGGGGCAGGTGAGCACCTAATGGGTCGCATCGGGTTTCGGAACAAGCAGGCGATCTGGTATGCGCTGTACGACAGCACAGTTGCGGACTACGACAGTTCCAGTTATCAGACCGGCACTCATGTATCGTACAAGAACCCTGTCAAGATTTATGGAAACGTATCACCCGCCCGTGGAGCGGTAATGATGCGGCAGTTTGGCGAGGATGAGAACTACGACAAAGTAATCGTGCTTGGCGACCGTAACACTGCGATTGACGAAAACACGGTGCTGTGGATTGACAGCGAACCGGAACTCGACGCAAACGGCGCACTGAAACTCAACGCAAGCGGCGACTACGCGACACCTTGGGAGTATATCGTGCGCAGAGTCGGGCGCGGATTGCCGAATTTCGGCAGCACCGTAATCGCAGTCAGCAAGGTGAACGTGTCGTGAATAAGACGATCAACATAGACGTATTCAGTCCATCGTCCATTCGGGCGGCGCTTCGCGAACTGAGGCAGTATCAGGATCGTTTGGAACGCAAAGCGGAAGAACTGCGCAGGCGGGTGGCTGAATTGATCCGCATAGATGCCCAAGCGGTATTTGACTACTCTGTAGCAGATGACCGAATGGATGAGGGCATCATCATCGGCGGGGTAGACGTTGAAGTTCAGACGAACGGAGATGTGACATTGGTGATTGCCAGCGGTAAGGACGTGGTTTTCATGGAGTTTGGTGCAGGCGTGTTCTACAACGGCTCCGTGGGAAGTTCCCCTCATCCGTTGGGGGCGGGGTTGGGGTACACAATCGGCAGTTACGGAAACGGCAATGGTGCAAAGGAAGTGTGGGGCTGGCGTGATGACGATGGTTTTCACCTGTCTCACGGCGCACCCGCTTCTATGCCGTTGTACAAGGCTGTCATGAATGCGCGTAACGACTTGGAGCAGATTGCAAGAGAGGTGTTCAGCACATGATTGACCATGAGAGTGAAGTGTTCACCACGATTGCGACTGTTCTAAGGACTGCGTACAGCGGCATATTCGTCGCTGGTGAGTATGTGCCGCAGCCGCCCAAGTTTCCCGCCGCGTCCATCGTTGAGATGGAAAACGCAGTACATCAATCCACGACGGATAGTGGCGCTATTGAGAACCATGCCGAAGTGATGTATCAGGTTGATGTATATAGCAATCGCAACCAGGGCAAAAAGGCCGAGTGCAAGGCGATCATCGCGACAATAGACGATGAGTTCTCACGGCTTGGTTTCACCCGTGTCTTTTTGAATCCTGTTCAAAATTTGAACGACGCTACGATCTATCGCATGACCGGGAGATACCGGGCAGTGATAGGCAAGGACAACTACGTGTACAGGAGGTAAATGCCACATGGCGATTTCGTCCTTTAAATCCTTCCTCATGAAGGGATCTGGATCCACTTCCCTGTCGTGGGCGAAGCTGGTGGACATCAAAGAGTTTCCGGACCTTGGCGGCGTACCGGAGCAGCTTGAAACCACTACGCTCTCCGATCCTGGCCGGACCTATATTCCCGGCATCCAGAACACCGAAACCAAGTCCATCACCTGCAACTATACCGCTACTGACTTTGCGACCCTGGATGCCCTGAAGGGTACCGAGCAGTATGTCGCTATTTACTTCGGCGGTACTGAGTCTGGCGGCGTGGTCACCCCGACCGGTTCTGACGGCATCTTTGAGGGCAAGGCGTACATCGACGTGTTCGTTGCCGGTGCCGGCGTGAACGAAGTCGTGAACATGACTGTGACCCTGACGATGACCAAGAACTTCACCAAGGTCGCCAGCGCGTCCACTACGCCGTACTAATGAATGAATAAGGGCGGGGGTATAACGGCTCCCGCCCATTGTTGAAAAAGGAGTAAAAGATAATGGCTAATGTCAATCAGATCAATTTCGACTACAACGGCAAGCACTACTGCCTTGAATATACTCCTGCTACTGTCAAGATCATGGAGGCATCTGGGTTTACCATGAATGATTTTACTGATAAACCCCAGACGCGAATTGAGCAGCTTTGGGCTGGCGCGTTCCTGGCGCATGAACGCAATGTCAGCGATACTGTAAGGAAAAACCTGTATAACGAGATGAAGTCGAAGAAACTTCTGACCGCGTTGATTACCATGTACAACAATGTCCTGTCCAATCTTCTGCCTGATGTTGGCGAGGATGACGAAGACGAGTATATGGGAAACGTGGAGTGGACGGCGACTCTGTAAGCGAGGAACCGTCCGAGCCATCAACGCTTGCGGATTTGTTTGACAGACTATGTCCTCAATACATGACGATGGGCATGTCTTACGACGAATACTGGAACAGCAATACATCCGCGCATCGCGCCTACAGAGAAGCGTATTTACTGCGTAGGGAACGTGAAGAGTGGGCGCGATGGCGGCAAGGTGCATACTACTTCGCTGCGCTTATGTGTGCTGTACCTGTGCTTCGGGCGTTCAGCAAGGCGACGGAACCTGGTGAATATCCAAAGGAACCGTTCCCGCTGACCCAGAAGGAAGTTCAGAAACGTGAAGAACGTGACCGCAGAATCAACTATGAGAAGATGCTTGAGATTCTCAATGCTGAATCTGAGAATGAACTGAAGGAACGGGCAAATAAAAAAGAACAGGAGGTGAGCAAGAATGGCGACGATTGATAATCTCTCTATTCAAGTTACGTCAAGCGTTGATAATGCGATTGACGCAATAAACCGGCTTGCCTCCCGTTTGCAATATATTCAGTCGATAGCAAGCCGCTTTTCGATGAGCGGTGTTGTCACCGAGTTCAATAACGTTGAGAACAGCGCGTCAAGCGCGGCAACTGCGGTAAACCGTCTGGCTAGGGCGTTCAACAGCCTTAATCGGGCTGTAAATGGATTCAACGGTAGAGGTTTCTCTTCCACCATGCAATCCGCAACGCAGGATGCTGATAATGCGACGAACGCCCTTGTGCGGTTTACTACTGCGATTGGCACGGCTCAGAACGTCTACAACAGGGCGTTCAGTGGAATGACGAATAGGTCTATACCGTTATTGACCGGTCAAACAGAACCGATATATACCGAGTACGTTGACAATATAGATGATTACACCGAAGCCAGTGAACGTGCCGTAGACGCATCGAACGGGTTCATTGAACGCCTGAGGTCGTGTCTCAACGCAACTGATGATTTTGGGAAATCGTTGAAGGTGCTCAACTCTGTACTCAGTGGTTTTTCCAAGGTTTCCAGGGTTGGCTTTGGGTCGTTGATCAAGGGATTCACGACACTCCCGAAGCTGATTGGCGGGAGTCTTATCAATAGCGTTAAGGGCGCAATCGCAAGTTTCAATGGCTTGTTTGCTTCGATACAGCGCATAGCGTTCTATCGTGCCATACGTGCCGCGATCAAGTATATTACTGCTGGATTCAAGGAAGGTCTTGAAAACCTGTACGCATGGAGCAATCAGGCAGACAAGACGTTCGCAAGGACAATGGACAGCCTCGCTACTTCTTCACAGTATTTGAAGAATAGCCTTGCTGCTATGGCGGCTCCGCTAATTGAAACGCTTGCTCCTGCTATTGATTTCGTTGTAGGTAAGCTGGTTGACATGTTCAACGTTGTCAATCAGTTCTTTGCGAGACTGTCCGGTGCAAAAACCTATACAGCCGCAAAAAAGGTTGCTGCTGTATGGGACGATGCAAGCAAGAAAACAACGAACAGCGTTAAGAAAGCGTCGGCCGAACTTAAAAAGACCATACTTGCGTTTGATGAGATCAATAAACTGAATGACCCCAATAAGTCATCTTCCAGCGGTGGTGGGGGTAGCAGTGGGTCAACGCCCAAAGATGTTTCCAATATGTTTGAGATACGTCCGATTACGGATAGTATTGACGGCGTGATGGAAAAACTGAAGGGCATCTGGAACGTGTTCAAACAGGCGTGGGCGCAGGAGGGCGCTGCGACTGTTTCCGCGGCAAAGGCCGCTTTCAATTCGCTAAAGGGTGCGGCTGTTGACATTGGGAATACGTTCTATGACGTGTTTACCGCTGGTTATGGTTTCCAGTGGGTAACCAGTGGCTTGCATCTCCTTCAGTCCATGCTTGGAGTGGTAAGGAGCATCAGCGAATCGTTCAGGTCTGCCTGGAATGATGATGACCGTGGCTACGAGTATATTGTTTCACTCTTTTCCATGCTCACGAACGTCAATGAACTGATCGCAAGCATCAATAGGTCGTTTGACGAAGCGTTCAGTAGTTCGGTTGGGCAGGAAATATGGGAGCATATTCTTGAAATCGCAACCAACCTGAACAACATGGTTGGCAATGTGGCGACTTCGATCAATAAAGCGTGGAACGTTGCTGGGCTCGGTACGGCGATATGGGCCAGCCTGTTTACGATAGTTAACTCCGTCCTTGACACGGTAAACGGTATCACAAAGTCCGTTGCGGACTGGGCGGCAGACTTGGACTTTGAACCTGTATTGGATTCTTTCAATCAACTGCTTGGTGCAATTGAACCCGTGGTGGACATAATAGGCGGCGCATTGCTCTGGGCGTATCAGAATGTCCTACTGCCTATTAGTAAGTGGACGATTGAAAAGGGTCTGCCCAAGGTGATCGATCTGTTGGGCGCGGCGTTCAACGTACTGAGCAGCGCTTTGGAGACACTGAAAGAGCCTGCACAGTATATCTGGGATAACTTCCTTGTACCGGTTGGAAAATGGGTTGCTGATACGGCTATTGCCGCGATCGATGGACTGAAGAATGCGCTTTCTGGAATATCGACATGGATTGATGAACATAAAGAAGCGTTTGGTACGATAACCAGCGCAATCGGGTCGTTCATCGGTGCATGGCTTGGCGCTACAGGACTTGAAGCGATTATCAGCGGCATTGCAACGGCGGTAGAAGCATTGAGCACTGCGCTACCTTTACTGGCGGCTGGGTTTAGCCCTGTGAAGTTGGCAATCGTTGGCGTTATTCTTGCTGGGTCGTGGTTGATCTCTCACTGGGATTTGGTCAAAGAAGCGTGGGAATCCGTCAAGGAGAAATTCCAAACAGTTGCTGACGCATTCGCTACAATTGTAAATGACATAAAGACTGGCGCGTCTGCTGCCTGGGCCGATATTGTCGGTGCGGTAACTAACTTTGGAACAAGCATTACTACTGCGGCGGCATCGATACAGACAACGCTTGCAACCATTTGGGCAGATGTCAAGACTGGCGCGTCTGCATCTTGGAAGTGGTTGAAAGACGGGTTGTCGGGTCTGGTTACGTGGGTAAAAACAACGTTCGTAAGCACATGGAGATCCGCTTGGAACAGTGTAATAACGGTCTTTGGCAATTTGTTTGCAAAGATTAAGCAGAAGGTCAAAGACCCGATTAACGGCGCGATTAAGTTGATAAATGACATGATTGGTGCTATTGAGGGCGGCATCAATACGATCATAGGCGGTATAAACAGTGCCTTGGTTATAACAATCCCCGACTTTGGTGTATATGATCCATGGGGGAATTTCTGGGGTATTCATGGTACTACATTGGATCCTCCTGACATTCCTACGGTTAAATGGGACAGAATCCAACCGCTTGCCAAGGGCGGCATTCTGACACAACCGACGTATCTGCGAAGGGATGTCCTTGCTGGCGAGGCTGGCAGAGAAGCCGTTCTGCCACTCGATACCAACACAGAGTGGATGGATGACCTCGCGGCAAAGGTGCGCGGTAGTACGGACGATAACTACATGCTCGCCGAGTATGTCCGGTCCGGCGTGCAGGAGGCAACGGCGCGGGAGATCGATCTCCTGCGGGAGCAGAACAGCATCCTGAAGAAACTGCTGGACAAGCCCATGACGGCAGAGATCACTACGAATGGTATTGTCCAGGCGTTGCAGAGGAAGAACATGCGCGACGGTACGACTGTAGTTCCTGTGTACGGATAAAGGGGGCGAGGAATATGCCGAGTAACTACAATCCCATTCAGAGTGTGGACGGGGCAACTGTTCCTTGCCCCTCCTCCTATACTTACAAACTGAGCGACATTTCTGCCGCTGATGCTGGGCGCACTGAAGATACCACGATGGACAAGATGCGCATAGGTCAGTGCGTACACCTTGAACTGCAATGGTCTTACCTGACCACGGCAGAAGTTTCCACGGTGTTGACTGCTTTCAATCCTGAGTACATCAGTGTGACGTATCTTGACGCAAAAGCTGGCGACTATTTGACCAGTACGTTTTATGTCGGTGATAGGTCTGCACCATTGTACAACTCCGTAAAGGGACGTTGGACTAATGTCTCCTTCAATATCATTGAAAGGAGTGGACGATAATGTGGAAACCTAATTGGCAGGATCATTCGGACTGGGTATTTGACGCGCTGAACAATAACGCATATCAAGCAGCAAACATTACCGTCACTCTGGCAAACGGGACCACGCTTTCCGACCCCATTACCAATGCTGATATACTTGCCGGTGGTTTGTCCATAGACAGGTACACGGTATCTTCTGGTAACATCATTCCTGGCACGGCGATAGCGTCTGAATTGAATTTGAAATTGAACAATCATGACGGACGGTTTAATGACGTGAATTTTGCTGGCGCTGAGCTCTATGTTACCATTACTGTTCAGAATCCCAACCGCCAGGGCAGTGATTCCGCATCATGTACTATCCCGTTGGGATACTATATCGTTACCAACCCGCCGAGGATGTTGAGCGGTATATCCATTACAGCGCTGGACAGGATGATAAAGTTCGACAAGCCAGTTGATCCCACGCGCTTTATATCCGTCAATCCATATCATGTTTCTAACATGTGGGATATACTGCGTACATCTTGTGTCGATTGTGGCGTTGTCTTTAAGGAGATTCTGAATTATCCAAGACTCCCGAATATTACAACGACAATGGAAGTCATCCCAAGCACAACAGACACGTTGACATATCGGCAACTTATGATATGGGCAGCGTCACTTCTCGGCGTTTGTCTGTATATAAACTACGATGGGAAATTGACTGTTGGTTGGTATAACATTCCGGAAGAATTGGGCGTTGGAGATTTTGTGTGTACGCCTGAAACGCGGTATAATGGTGAGATTTACAACGAAGTTGTAAACATCACTGGTGTGTTCTACAAAGACGTAAATGATGAGGGCATCCTTGTAGGCAATGGTGATTACGTCATTGATTACACCAACAATAAACTTATACCCATTATAAGATATGGTACAGGACAAAACCCGTCAGATATAAGGGATGCACTGATACAGATATACAATGGACAAAGTGGCAGCTATGACGATCCGCTGCTCCCCGGTTTTCCGTGGGGTTACACACCGTTTTCTGCGACAGTAAAGCCTGTACCTTATCTCTGGCCTATGGATAGTATAGACTACGAAGAATGGACATATGACGATAACGGCGAAGTATCTGAAGTTGCATACCATCCCACTGCGTTGACCAATGTCCATTATGTTTTGAACGGTGTATCGAGTATTTGCGCGTCTGGTAATACCCAACAGGAAACCACAAGCGTTGCGTCTGGCGCTGGTACATCATCATATTATGGGAACCAGGAATTTGGCAAGTCGCTGTTTAACGGAACCGCCACGTTCAATTATGACGTAATCATTCAGGAGAACAAACTGTTGAAGGTTGTCACTGCTACGGGCAGTGTTTCAGTTAGTTCTGGTTCTGCAAGCAAGACCGGTACACTGACAGTAACGCCTGGAGATGGATGGACCCCTATTGGCGTAGTAGGGTTCGCCGCAAGCCAAAGCTGGTGCTTTGTACGCAGAGCGCGGCTTGTCAATGGCAGCGTGGAAATGGATGTGCGCTATGTTGGCAGTAGCAGTTCCAGCCAGACTGTAAACCTTACAGCAGACGTGCTTTGTCTGCATACGTCAGCAACTTGATAAGGAGGTATGTATCATGGCGATTTTTGCGATTGACAACTTGAAGACCAAGAACTATACAGTTCGTGGTTTGCTGTATGACAACGTGAGTGAACTGAGCGGCAAGGTGCTTGTCACTGCCAATGAAGGTACTGTGAAGTGCGACGTTGGCAGTGTGGCTATGAAAGCCGGTTTCAAGGACATCAAGCAGTTGGATTCCAGCGGAACCTGGCAGGATGCGTAAGGGGGTTTAAGGAATGGATTTTCTCGACATTGCGATAGCGAAAGCACTGGGTGTGGCGGCGAATCAGGGCGCAGAGAACGAGGGCAAGATTCTTGCTGTCTCTGGTGACGGTTCTGTTGTCCCTGTTGCCGGTTCTGGTGCGAGTGTGACCACCGCTGGTGACGTTACTTATAGCAAGGTCACCACGTATTCTGATGGCACTGTTGGCAGTGCTCTTGGTGAAATGGCTGGCGACATTGAGGAAAATGCGTCCGACATCCTTGATAACGCTGCCGACATTACTGAATTACAGAGCGATTTTGACGCTGTAGCAACTGTGACGGTATCGCCAAATTTATATAATCCGGGCGACCCGGATGTGTTGACGGATAAATATATCAACCCTAATGGCTCGGTAGAAACTGTATCTAATAGACTGGTGACCGGATTCATTCCTGTTTCCAGCGGTCAAACCTTGATAATGTCACGAGATGGTGAGGCAACTCCATGGTCATCGACTTGTTTTTATCAAGATAATAAGAGCACGGTTGTATCCGGCGGTGCGTATAATACAAATGGTATCACTGTTCCGGTTAACGCAAAGTATGTTCGCGTTACATTAGCTGCGGATTTCACAAATGTGCAAATTGAATGTAATGCAGACGGAAGCGTTTCAAATTATCAACCATACGGGCAGACAAGTGCTGGAATAAATTACGGTGTTGTTTTGCCCGGAGTTAAAGCTAAGAAAACGCCGTTCTATAAAATAACAGGCAATTTATCGAATGGCCAGTTTTTCAAGTCTACGGCAAGAACGGATGTGCGCAAAAACAATCGTGTTGTTTTTACTGCTGATATAACAACATTTTCATCAATAACTATAGCCAAATCGTATAATGTATATCCAGACAATATATCGACTCCGAGGAACGTTTTTGTAATTGATGGAACGAATATCACATATAAGTTTGATGGGACAAATGCGGAGACTCCGCAGGCACACGGTTTAACGATTACGAATAACATCCAAGTGATACTTGAAGAAAGTGATATTGCTACCTGTAAAGTAACACTTATCAGCAACGGAAACATTTACACGCATACATTTAATTACAAAATATATGAGATTGGCAGCTTCTTTGTGCTATCAACAAATTCCACATTAACAAATTGTGAGTTTGTTTGGATGTGTGCCGATATTGATAAACTTGTGTGGATATTCGGGGATTCCTACTGCCAATATACGACAGACAGATGGGCATACTATCTGCATCAGTATGGATTCGATAAAAATGCCTTGATTGATGCGTATTCGGGGGAAGCGTCCTCGTCGGCGTATAATTCGTATAAATGCCTGCTTGAATATGGCACGCCGACATTTGCTATTTGGTGCATGGGAATGAATGACCTGACAGATAGTGGTGATACACCATCAAGCGATTGGGTAACGGGGCGAGATAAATTCCTAACTTATTGTGACCAAAGCAGGGTTACACCAATCTTTGGAACAATACCGAGTGTGCCAAACATAAACCATGAAGCAAAGAATAGTTGGATTCGGAGCAGTGGATATAGGTATATTGATTTTGCAAAGGCCGTCGGAGCGCAAAGCAACGGGACGTGGTATGCTGGTATGTTGTCCACGGATAATGTTCACCCGACCGAAGAGGGTGCAAGAGCGTTGTTTGCACAATTCCTTGCGGACTTCCCGGAGATTATGCTTAACATTGATGTCAATTAAAGGCCCTTTTCACTCAGTACGGGGCGGCAACCGCCGCCCCAAGGATAAGGTGGTGAATACATGATTCGCGGAACGACCCCAGATTACATACTGGAGGGACAGGGCGTTGACTTGTCTGGCAGAAGGGTGTATGTGACGTTCGCACAGGGCAACTACAAGTTTACACGGACGAATGAAAATCTGACTATGGAAGTGGACACTTCTGGGCAGACTGTCGTGACCAGAATCTCTATCACGCTCACGCAAGAGGAAACACTGCGCTTGCATGAGGGTACTGTGCGTATTCAGATCAAGGCGATTGATTCTGATGGCAACGTGGATGCTTCAGAGTGCATGAGTGCTGGCGTTGGTCAGGCACTTTTGGAGAAGGTGATAACTTATGCCGCAGACCCTACCATTTAGACTCGTCGAAGGCGGGGTTGTGCCGTTCAGCATTTCAGGCGGCGGCACAATCGCGTTTAGTCTGGAACAGGTGCGTGAAATCTATCATGATGACCGTCCAGTGTATGCTGGACCGTATAGCCTCACGCCGGGTACGGAAGTACAGACGCTTGAAACCAACGGGAAGCGGATGACGGATAACATAACGGTTGATGCAATACCGAACAATTACGGTCTGATTACATGGAACGGGTCGGTTCTGACAGTTTCTTAAAAGGAGAGTGTGTACAGTATGGCACAGAATGTAGTCATTAACGGTGTAACCTACAGCAATGTCCCCCAAGTGCAGATTCCGAAATCTGGCTCCGGTACAGCGACATTCCACGACATTTCCGACACCACGGCGGCGGCTGTTGATGTGGTCAGCGGCAAGTATTTCTATACGTCCGGCGGCACAAAGACCCAGGGCAGTATCGCCAGCAAATCCAGTAGTGACCTGACCGCGAATACGCTGACTGTGACAGCACCGGCTGGGTATTATGCCAGCGCCGCAAGCAAGACACTTTCGGACGCTTCTCTGGTCAGTGGGAATATCAAAAGCGGCGCGACGATCTTCGGGGTCAGCGGTTCCAGCACCGTCGTGGACACGAATCTGTCCTCCGGTGCAGCTGGCGCTTCTCAGATTCTTTCCGGGTATTCCGCTTTCGTAAACGGTTCCAAGGTGGACGGCTCCGCTACGGTTCCGACTGTCAGTCAGGACGCGACCACTAAAGTGTTGAGCATATCGTAGGAGGCATTATGGCGCAGAATATAACCATTGCAGGCGCGAGTTTCCCGGCTGTTCCTGCGCTGTTGATTCCGCTTACGGGTGGCGGCGGGAGCGCGACGTTTGTTGATTCGTCAGACGCGAACGCTACGGCCTCCGACATCATAAGCGGCAAGACGGCGTATGTCAATGGCGAGAAGATCACCGGCACAGCGACGGGTGGCGCAAAGACGGAAAGTGGAACGTTTACTACTCCAAGTAGTGGTTCGTCCTATACATTGAATTTCGATAACACTTATACGGAATATCTTATAGTGATCGAGGCTACTGACGCAACTAAAACAGCAATACTCAATTCTGGCGTAAGCGCATTTCGGACTTTTGCAGTAGTGGGGCATTATCCAAAGTTTACGGCTGGTTCTTTAGAATCCGCATATGAGACTTTGATGGTGAGGGTGAACCCATCTACCAGCGCTACGAACGCCGCAGCCGTTGTTACAGAAGCGAATGTTTTATATTATACTGGTTCCTCTTTCACCATGTCGCTCGGTGCGTTTACGTCTGGCGCTAATTACTTGTATCGCGGCTACACATACAAGTATTATATCGCCGAGGTGAACTATTCATCGTAAAGGAGGTGGAACAATGGCGGTAAAACTAGCGGCAGCGCACATCGACGAAAACGGTCATGCCCGTGGCGGCAAGGCTGGCGACCAGACCGGGCGGGAAGTGTGTTTCCGTAACTACTACGTTCATTCCAAGGGTTGGCGCGTGTTCCGACCCAAAGACCAATTGGCGGGGGAGAAAATCGCGCAGGACGCAGAGTGGGCTTGCGACAATCCGAAGATCGGATATGACCAGGATCAGCGCGACACGCTATATAACGTCGCGGAGGGCGTGGGCTTCAATTGTAGCAAAGTCACGAAAGCCTGTGAAACGGACTGTTCTGCGCTGGTGCGGGTGTGCTGCGCGTATGCGGGAATCGGCTTGCCGAACTTCAACACAAGCAATGAAGCGGATGTACTTCTCAAATCTGGCGCGTTTACGGAATTGACCGGGAGCAAATACACCAATCAGGGTGTGTATCTGCGGCGTGGTGACATACTCGTTACCCGCACGAAGGGTCACACAGAGATCGTCGTGTCCAATGGCTCAAAGAGTGGTGCGCCTGTGCATGACGAACCGCGCGTCCTCAAAAATGGTATGTCTGGTGCAGACGTGAAAACGCTACAGCAGAAACTTATCAAGGCCGGTTTCTCTTGCGGGAAGTATGGTGCTGACGGAGATTTCGGTGACGCAACGGAAATGGCAGTGCGGCGGTTCCAGACTCAACATGGGCTTGTTGTAGATGGACAGGCCGGACCTAAGACTATTACGGCGTTGGATAAGGTGCTTGAAGCCCAGAAGGAACCTGAGAAACCGACATATGTCGAATTTGATGGGAACTGCTATGTTAGGGATGAACCTTCCACGAACGGTGAGATCATGGGCGTTGCGTTGGAAGGGAGCAAACTGGTTTATGGCGGTAAAAAGGCAGACAACGGATGGCTGTCGGTGATGTATAAAGATAGGCGCGGTTGGGTGTCTAACAAATACAGTAAACTTATATGAGGTGAGCTATATTGAGCGAGTCAAGCATTGTCACCCTGATAACGGGTGGCCTATCCCTTGTGGGTATCATCATTACTACGGTCAAGAGCAACCAACAGTTGTTTGCCAAATTGGATAAGCAATCAGAACTGTCCGACGCTAAACTGGACAAGGAGATTGCGGTCATCAAGAATGAGATCACTACGCTTTCGTCGGAAGTCCGCAAACATAATGCTTTTGCAGAGCGTATTCCTATTCTGGAAGAAAAAGCAAAGGCGGCAGATCGCCGCCTGACAGAATTGGAACATAGGTAACGCCTATGCTGAACGATCTCGACCTTATCAGACACATGTTCCCGGATGCTATTGATATATACCCGATAGCAGATGTACACTTGGGTGCTTTGGAACATTGTGAAACCGAATGGCAAGCGTTTTTGAAGCGCGTAGAAAATGACAACGCATACCTCATATTGGCTGGGGACTTGATCAACAATAATACGCGAGGGGTCAGGTTTGCCAATCCATTTGATGAAGTGGTGCGCCCGCGTGAAGCCAAGAGGCGCATGGTTGAGTACCTAAAGCCCGTTAAAGACAGAATACTATGCGTGGTCAGTGGTAATCATGAAGCAAGAACCTTGCGCGACAGTGACCAAGATATAACTTACGATATATGCTCTAAGTTGGATATTGAGCATTTGTATCGGGAGAACATGGCGCTGATGGCTGTAGCGTTGGGGATGCGGAATACTGAATCTAATCCGCTGTGTACATATACGTTTTGTGTCACGCATGGTAGCTTTGGCGGGGTGCTGACTGGCGGCGCTGTGAATAAAAACGAACGCTATGCTGGAATGGCAATTGATGGACTGGATTGTTTCATTGCCGGTCACGTACACAAGGGCTTTGTGACTAAGCCCGCAAAAATTGTAATTGATTCCCGCAATCGCTGTGTGACTATGAAGCACTATGTGGTAATAAGTTGTGTGAGTTGGTTAAACTACGGTGGGTATGCTGCCAAAGCGCTTATGACACCATCTCATGTATGTGACCCGCAAAGGCTGAGATTGGTTGCAAGTAAAGACAATAAAAAGATCATTACTACATGGTAAGGAGATGAACGCATGTTGAGTAATCGGACGTATGACATTCTCAAATGGGTTGTCATGATTGCTATTCCTGCGCTTACCACGGCCTATGTCGGGCTGGCGGCAGTATGGGGTTGGCCTTATGCAACCGAGGTTGCCAAGACCAGTGCTGTGATTTGTACGCTGCTTGGTGCATTGCTTGGCATTTCTACGGCACAATACAATAAGACTGAACCTCCCGGTGATGAGTGATAAATAGTATCATGGAGGCACAATATGGAGTGTAATAAGAGACAAGAAGCCCCCGCATGTATTCCCTTCTTCGCACATGAAAACGCCATGATGCACCTGAGTATAGCGAATAAGCGACTGTTGATTGCTCTGCTTGCCGTGTGCATGACGTTCATCCTGACGATCATTATATTCGTCTTCGGATATACGGTGCGTGAGAAAAACTGGCTGGACACGATTTCCCGCATGACTCCCTCTGTGGAGGTGTCCGATGGAATACACGAACAGCCAGATTCGTAACCTGATTGCCGAGCATATCCACAGCGAAAGAGACAGGCAGATACTTGAACGACGTTTGATTGACGGTATCACCTATGAACGCTTGGCAGAAGAATTTGACATGTCTGTGCGCCAGATGAAGAACATCACCTATAAAGCACAGGAGAAGTTGTTTAGGCATCTATAACTTGCACGAAAGATACACGACCCTTTCATTTCGGAAGGGTCACTTTTTTTGTACAATAGAAGCATGGAAGAACTGATAAGAACCCTTGAATTGATCGGTGTATCTGCCGATGAATGTGCGCTGATTCGCGCGTACTATGGGAATAATATTGACAGCCTACGTGAACATGTACTGTACATGCGGGCCTTGTTTGATGACCGTCATGAATATGTGGACTAGGAGGATGCGTTATGCCGTGGCCTTATAACACGAATCCGTATATGCCCCAATCGAATCAGTTCCAAATGCCGACTTATCAACAGGCTCCACAGATGCAAGTCGTTCGTGTCAATGGTAGAGGCGGCGCAGAAGCGTTTTCGATAGGTCCCAACTCGTCTGCGTTACTTCTGGATGAATCAGGACGCATTGTGTGGGCCGTAACGACGGACGGGGCTGGCTACAAATCCATAGCACCGTATGATATACAGCCACACCAGGACGCGCCCGCGCCAGACTACGGAAGTCTTGAAAGCCGCATAGCACGATTGGAGGGGATCATGAATGAGTTATCCGGCGATTCTTCAACAACTCGCAAGGTCGAACCCGCAGATCAATCAGGTCAAAAATCTAATGGGTATGGTTCAGAACGCAAATAATCCCGGTGCAATGCTGAATATGCTTGCCCAGAACAATCCCCAATTGCGTCAGGCTATGGATTTCGTGAAACAGTACGGGAATGATCCAAAGCAAGCGTTTTATGCCGCCTGTCAGCAGCGCGGCGTTGACCCGCAGGAGATTATAAACACGCTTAAATAAGGTTCCTACGCCCGTTGTGCGCAGACTGGCGTGAACAAATATAGATTATGATAGAGGTGAAATAAATGGACGGAACTCTGTCTGCCGCTGATGTGGCTCTGCTCAACCGCGACACTGGCTTTGGTGGATGTGACGGTTGGTCAGGCATGATATGGCTTTTTGCTATCCTCGCTCTCTTTGGGGGTGGCGGTTTCGGCTTTGGTAACAACGGTGGTGTTAATGCACTGAACGCAGACATGCAGCGCGGCTTCGACACCCAGAACTTGCAGATGCAGACCTCCGGTATCCTGGGCGCTGTGACCAACGGCACGGCTCAGACTATCGCCGCAAGTACGCAGAACGCCACGAACGCCATTACCGCGATTAAGGACGGCAATGCTTCGCTGATCCGGGAATTTGGCAATGTGGAAACCGCGCTGACTGCTATCGGTGGTCAGATGCAGAACTGCTGCTGTGACATCAAACAGCAGGTGGCGAACTCTAAGTATGAAACCGCCATGCAGATTGCCGGTATGGAGCAGCGGATTACCGCGAAGATGGACGCGAATGAAATTCAGTCTCTGCGCGATCAGGTGAGTGCGCTTCAGATGCAGGCGGCTACGGCAAACGTGCTGCGCTATCCTAATGCGTGGACGTATAATGGCGGCGTATTCCCGCCCGCCGCTGCGGCGTAAAAGCTATGGAGATCATCAAGTTACTGTCTGAAATGGTCGGTGAAGAAATCAGTGACGCGGATAGGTATATCAAACTTGCCCTCAAATATAGGGATGAGCGCCGCGGGCTTGCTGATGTATTTGCCCAACTTTCCGGGGAAGAAATGAAGCATATGCAGATACTCCACGGTGAGGTTGTGAAGATCATTGAGGAATATCGAAAGACAAATGGTAATCCTCCTGAGTCCATGCAAGCGGTCTATGACTATCTCCATAAGAAGAACATGGATTCTGCCGCCGACGTAAAAGCAGCACAAGCATTGTACCGCGAAATGTAAGCGGACCCCTCCCTTTGGGAGGGGTTTTCTTGTCCCAAATTTTGGACTCGATTGACCCTAGTTTGACCCTAAATGTTGTGCGCTGTTGTGCTTTTGTGTGCCGAAGAAATGCTGAAAATACGGCATTTTTTACGGCATAACGTGACCAACTGCCGAAATAGTAGTTAAAAGTCAAATTTTAAGAAGCCCCGAATTTACGGGGTTTCTGGGCTTTTTTGAGTAGATTTGACCCTAATTGTTACCCTAATTGCTTGAATTGGCGTTTCTGAGGTAATTGGAGAACGTAGCGGCTGCGGCCTTACCAGCGTCCTCGGTGTAGGCGGCGTACACGTCCAGGGTCATCTGGGCAGTCTTATGTCCGAGATTGTGCTGGACGGTTTTCACGTCAATGCCGGAGCGAAGTGCGGCTACAGCGTAGGAGTGGCGAAGGTCATGGGGGTGCAATTCTGGTTTGCCTATGGCCTTACCAACGGCCTTGACTGCCTTGTAGATGGTGCGGTCATTATGGGCATGGCCTGACGGGATGCGGAACACAAGGTTCCTGGTTACGGCATCGTCCTCCCAACCGCCAGCGGCAAGGCGTTGTTCTGCCTGTTTCTTCCGTTGGTTCTTCAGTATAGTGATGGCATCCTCCGGGATATGGATGATCCTGTCCTCGCCATACTTCGGAGCGGAGAAGCGCTGCATGTCGTGATTGACCGGGTGCAGCTGGCGCTGAACGTGGATTGTACCATTGTCAAGGTCAACGTCCACCCATTGCAGGCCACGTAGTTCACCGACACGTAGTCCGGTGTACAGCATGAGCAAAAGCTCATTGGCATAGTCTGTGTTGTTTGCGGCTGTAATAAAGGCGGGGATGTCTGCCCGATCAACGACAGTAAATTTGGTGGGCTGTATGCGCGGAAGTTTGGCGTGGTCAACGGGATTGGACTTAATGAGCCCCGCTTCTATGGCACAGTTCATGGACGCTCCGAGGATGCGCACATAGTTTTTGATAGTGATGGGTTTCAGGCCCTTCATACTTGTAATGAGGCGGCGAATGTGGAGCGGGAGCAGTTTCATGATCTTGATGTTGCCCAGCACCGGTTTGAAGTGTTTGTCCGTGATAGACTTGTACTTCATTACTGTACGGTCTGCATTGTGCGTCTGATAGTCCGCAAGCCAGATGTCCAGCCATTCGCTCACCGTCATACTGGAAGGTTCCCGCCACGCGCCTGTGTCAATCTCATGCTGTTTGGCGCGTAGCTGTTTACCACATTCCTCCGGGGTGCTGGCATAGACGGACTTCTGCTTACCGTCCGGCGCAGTGTACCGCCCCTCCCAGCGTCCATCCTTGCGCTGACGTATGGATCCCATATTGTTTGCGGAGCGCTTTGACATAATGTCACACTTCCCTTGCTTTCATTCTTCCGTATGCGACGTAGCACAGGATCATTGGAATTATCATTACCACAAAGTATATAAGTCCAAGTACGCCGCCAACCGTATATAGGATTGCAGCGGTCAGTGCCGCCCAGCGATGCTTGCCGAGCCATGCTACAGCATTGAACACTACGCCGATTGCAATGATGAGGACATGGGGGAGTAGCGTAAGTGTACCGATTGCCGTCCCGATTTGTGTACCTACTTCTTCTGCTGTGGTTGCCTCTGGTTCAATCGATTTGAAACCGTCAACTATTACACCACCTTGGAGGATGACGTAACCGAGGGCGATTATTAGCGCAATCAAAAGCATGACGCTTCTTCTTTTCATGGTGGAGCCTCCCTTGTGTTTACGTGATGTGCCGTAGTCATTGTCGTGGCTAAGATCAGGCATTGTTATCACTCCTCATAATTGTCCATGTATGTTCCAAAGTTTACCAGCATTGAATCATCGTCGCGTGTAAGGATGGGTTGACAATCGATGAAATTATTGACATAATCCGCGAAATTTTCACGGATAATGCGGTTGAGTTCTGGAGGAACGTGTGTACCCGGCGTTTTCTGAATACCAACTAAACAACGCTCATAGCATCCCGTAATACTACCGAGCATCTCAATACTGACATTTATTCCAGCATCTTGAATGGCCTTAATCAATGGACGCGGGCAAAGGAAGTGGCGTGCAAAGCAAAGTGATTCTGCTATGCGTACAGCCTCCGGGCGTGATCCGTCATGACCGAGGACGATGTGACCGAGTTCCCTTGCCAGTGATCTCTGTAACATATAGAATGGGAGGCGTTGGTTATAGGCTATGAAAAAGCGCAGCTTACCGTTCACTTCTCTTACCATTGTTGATGCATCCTTGTTCCTGTCATTATACATTGTCATCAGGTCGCTTCGGTCAATGCCCATCTCCTCTGCCATCTCCGTGAAGGACAGGACAAGGACACTGGGCATGGACTTCAAGATGGGCAACGGGATTACTGGTGAGGAAGTAACGCGGTACTTGATGAGTGTTTCAGCGGCGGCGGTGGCTGCGCGGTCAAGATTCGGGGTCATCGTCGTCATTCCTTTCTGAGAAAAATTCTGGATACGTTCTGCTGAGCATATTGAAAACCATTTCAAATTCGTCATTCTTCTTCTTTTCAAATTCTTCAAAGCCCTCAGAGAGCATGATCCACTTTTTTGAATGTTTTTGCTTTGCCACTGGTTTTTGCTCTTCTTCGTTCCCGACAAACACTGGCATATCGTCTGCAATTTTGCATAATTGATGAAGACTCATTCCCATAGCACGCGCAAATGAGGCAACTTTATCTATAGATGGAATAATGGGTTTTTTTGTTGATGGATTATAACCCTGTTCGATCATAGATATATATCCGTTTGTCACGTCGCCGCATATGTCTGCAAATTGCCTTTGTGATAATCCGTGTTCATCCCTATACTGTTTTATAATTTCGCCCAGCGTCATTTTATCACCACCCCTGTATATGTTTAGTAAATTATACACTCTTGTCACACGAATGTCAAGTATTTTAAACAGTTTTGTCGCTTAATTTACTTGACAAGCGTATTAAGCGGGAGTATAATGTGATTAGTAAATTGATCAGAGAGGAGGGGCGATGATTGAGATATAAGGTGCGTGAAATTCGTGAGCGAAAGGGCCTGACGCAAGAGGAACTATCGGAAAAAAGCGGTGTTAGTAGGGCGACAATATGGGCTCTGGAACGAGATGAGAACAAGGTGACCACAACAAAGACGCTGTGTAGCCTTGCTGAAGCGCTTGATGTTGAGATGGATGAACTTTTTTTATCCAAGTGTGATTAGTAAATTAAGCGAATAGCAGATTAAACACAGCGCATTCGTACCTGACGAAAATGACGAACCGACTGATGCACAATGAACAAGGGGGTGATCGAATGAAAAGCACTGAATCGGGGGTGATGCTACCACAGGGCACTCCGTTACTGGCAAAGACACCACGGGCTGCTGAAATCTTCGACGTATCGCCGAGGCAACTGAGGAACCTAAGACTAACACACAAGGCGCTGAACCAGCTGACCATGAAGATTGGTCGGGATGTGTACTACGATGTGCCTGCGGTGTACGGCTGGTTCAGCCAGTACCGGGGCGGCGAAGTGGAAACCAGATGAAAGGGGGCGAAACAATGGGCGCGTGGTTGATTATCCTGAACGATATTGGGGCGATCTGGTTGGGGTATATCCTCACCAAGGATGGATTCTTCGACCGGAAACCGAAGCGGCGCTACAGGATAAATTAAAGCCGCCCGCTGGGCGAAAGCGGACGGCATGTGAGAAGGGAAAGTCTGGGAACGACTTTCGCTATGGATTATAGCACAGAACAGGAAGGATTGCAAATGAAAGATTTCCGTATCGACCCGGAGTTCCAGAACAAGATCCCGCCGATAGGTGAGGACGAGTTCAAGCAACTCCGAGAGAACATCCTCGCAGCGGGTGAAGTGTACGAACCGCTTGTCGTGTGGAAGGAAGAAAACATACTGGTTGACGGTCACAACCGCTGGAAGGTGATTCAGGAAAAGCCGCAGATCACGCAGATCAGGTACAGCGTCCGGGAGATGTCCTTCCCAGACAAGTGGGCGGCGTTTGACTGGATGTACAAAAACCAGCTGGGACGGCGCAACCTGACCGACGAGCAGCGGACGTACCTGATGGGTAAGCGGTACGAGGCCAGGAAGAAAAGCGTAGGAGGACAAACCGGAAACGTAAACGCTAAAAACGATGTGGACAAAATGCCCGAATCGTTTATAGAACCGAAAGACGTTAAGGCTGGTACTGCCGGTGTGATCGGCAAGGACTATGGCGTAGACGGCAAGACGGTTCGCCGCGCCGAGAAGTTCGCACACGGCGTTGATGTACTCCGAGATGTGAGTCCCGCCGCCGCAGACAAGGTGTTGGCTGGCAAGGCGAAGGTTTCCAAGAATGCGGTTGCTGAGATTGCCAGACTGGAGCGTGACGAAGTAGAAGCTGCTGCGGACGCTATCATGTCCGACATGGTGGTGAAGCCCCAGGAACCGCAGAAGCGCAAACCTTCTGGATATACGAAAGCCGACCGCGAACTGCATGACATGATCCAGGCCGCCATCGCTCCGTTGCGGGACACGGAGAATGCACCGGAGTACACCGTCGATAGTTTGATTGAAGACATCGAGATCAACGGCGCGACCTACGTCAAGAGCGTGAGGAACATGTTGGACACGCGCAAGGAACTCTACCACAAGGATGCAGACGCGAAGATCCGCGTTTTCAGGGCGATAGCAAGCATCATCCAAGACTTGACAAAAGTGAGAGGGGAATACACGGCATGAAGAATCGGAAGAATGTCACCTGGGAATACCGCAACATGAATACCCGCGATCTGCTGATCGATGATCTGTATCAGCGGGATATTGACCCCAAGCGCCTGATGCGCATGGTCAAGAACTTCGATCCGTGTCTGGTGAACACGGTCAAGGTCAGCTACCGTGACGGCAAGTATTACGTGTTTGATGGTCAGCACACGATCTCTCTGCTGAAAACCATCTACGCCAAGGGCAACGACACTACGGTGGAGTGCAAGGTGTTCTCCGGCCTGACGCGGCTGGACGAAATGGAACTGTTCGTTGCTCAGAACGGCGAGAGCTCCGTGGTCAGCACCCTGGCGAAGTATCGCGCACTGTACAACTTCGGAGACAAGGACGTGTGCGGCATGGTGAAAGGCGCTGCCGAAGCTGGTGTGAAGGTGGACTTCAAGCATGGGTGCGCGGCCTTTAAGTGCGTAGCGGTACGGACGCTGCTGAAAGCGTACTTGTCCATGCCCTATGCGCAGTACGTGGAAATGCTTCGCACCCTGGGCAAGGCGTGGGACGGCATCGCGGAATCGTTCTCAGCCGAGATGGTGAACGGCATGTCTCTGTTCTACAAAACCTACGGCGGGCGATTCACTTCTGCGAACATGGTCAAGTCCCTGAAGCGCGTTCTGCCCGTTCAGATCGTGCGTGAGGGCAAGAGTGCTGGTGCAACCCGTTCCTCCTCTGCAATTTACGCGCGGATCATCCTGCGGACGTACAACAACAATCGCACGACGAATCGCCTGCCGGACGAACTGTGATGAACGAGCAGAGGCGCGAAACGCTGGGGGCCATCTGGTCTATCTGTGAACAGATGGCCTACACAGCGGAACATGGGCATGTTGCCACGCTGGAAGTGCTGTTCAACAGTCTGAAGCGGCAGATGGCGAAACTGGAAAAAGCGAAGGAGGACAATAATGGCATCGCTGTATGAACTGACCGGCGCGTATCAGGCGTTGCTCGACGCTTACGATGCGGCTGAAACGGATGAAGAACGCGCAGATGTCATGCGCATGATCGAAAGCGCCGAGGGGGACATCGCGGATAAGGCAGAGACTTACGCCAAGATCATCCGCATGAAGGAAGAAGAAGCAAAGGGATTCAAAGCCGAGGTTGACCGCTTGACTGCCCGGAAACGCGCCGCAGAGAACATGGTGGACCGGCTCAAGTCCTCGCTGTTGGACGCGATCAAGATGACGGGCGAGAAGGAGATCAAGACCAGCATCGGCAAATGGCGCATCCAGAACAACCCGTGGTCCTGCGACGTAGAGGATTGGGAAAAAGTTCCAGTCAAGTACCGCATCCCCCAGCCTGACAAGGTGGACAAGAAGTCGCTTATTGACGATTTTAAGGCGACGGGCGAAATCATTGAGGGTGTGACCTTCAAGCAGGAAATGGGGCTGCGGTTCCGATAAGGAGGGTAAAAATGAGCGATTACAAGAACCCCATCGACAAGGTTCCGATGGTGAAGATCTCCGCATGGGAGTACAAGGCGCTGGTCGGCAAGGCTGCGATCCTGGAGATGGTCCAGCGAATGGTGGAAGACAACAAGAAGTACCTCGCCGCAGAGGTGATTGGTCTTCTGTTCAAGGGCGAGGAGGTTGAATAATGGCGGTTCCTGTTCTGATAATCGGTAAATCCGGGAGCGGCAAGTCTGCGTCGATGATGAATCTTGACCCTTCGCAGACCGCGTTGGTCAGCGTGCTTGGTAAGCCGCTCCCATTTAAGAAGAAGTTCGACCAGTTCGTGACCGACGATGCTTCTCAGATCATCGGAGCGGTCAAGGCCAGCAAGCGCAACATCATTGTGGTAGACGATTGTGGTTACACGATGACCAACATGTTCATGCGTGACCATGCGGCTGGTGGCGGCGGCAATGCTGTGTTTACCTTGTATAACAACATCGGGGACAAGTTCTGGGGTATGATCGAGGCAGTGCGCAAGATTCCTGAAGACAAGCGCGTGTACTTCATCATGCACGAAGAACAGAACGACTTCGGCGCGATCCGTCCCAAGACCATCGGGAAGATGATCGATGAGAAGGTGTGCCTGGAGGGGATGTTCACCATTGTCCTGCGGTGCATGGTATCAAGCGGTAAGCATATCTTCCGCACCCAGTCTGACGGGCTGGATGTTGCCAAGAGCCCCATCGGCCTGTTTGATGCCGAGGAAATCCCCAACGATCTCGCTATGGTAGATAAGGCTATTTGTGAGTATTACGAAATCGGAGGTAAAAAGTAAATGAATCTTCCCAAGGATTTTGATTCTGCGAAGGGCTATAACGGACAGGGGTTCACACCCCTCTCCGTGGGTCCGCACTGCTGCCGGATCATCGGTGCGCGGTGCATAACCACATCGACGGGCAGTGAAATGCTGGAAGTCGCGTTCGACATCTCTGAGGGCGGCGCGGATGATGGACGGTTCAACGACCGGTTTCAGGAACTTCGGAAGATGAATCCTCAGGCCAAATGGCCCAACGGTGGCATGTTTCGTACCGGCATTATTACCCGTGATGGCAATACGAACACGTTCTTCAAGGGCCTGATTACGGCTGTCGAGGAGAGCAATGCCGGGTACAGTTTCAAGGCCGTGAACTGCAACGAGGCCACGCTGAAGGACAAGATGGTAGGCTTCAATTTCGGCGAGGAGGATTACAAGGACAACAAGGGTGAGATCAGGACCGCTGTGAAACCCTTCTATGCCGTGAGCATCGCGTCCGCAAGGGCCGGCATGGAGCCGCCGAAGAAGCGTGCCTACAAGCCCAGGCCGGGTGATAGCATGGCGGCACAGGGTTTCACTGAGGTTCCTGCCGACGAGATTCCCGATCTTCCGTTCTGACGCCTGTGGTCGCGCTGCACTATTGCGACATCTTCTCCGAGTGTTATCATTGTCCAGTTCCTTTCTGCCCATATGAGAAACTGGACGATGATGACCCCGGATGGGATCAGATAGAGGAGATCGAAGAAGAAAACAACCGGGATAACGACCAGGACGAGGGGTGGTGATAAGACTTGTATCATATGTTCGACATAGAGGTGGCAAAGCAGGTTGGAGTGGTCGCGGCGATCCTGTTCCAGAACATTGCTTTCTGGTGTATGCACTGTGAAGCGAACGGAACGAACTATCACGATGGGTTGTATTGGACGTACAACACGAACAAGGCGTTTTGCGAACTATTCCCATATATGTCCAGTAAAACCATACGCAACGCACTTCAAAAACTTGTCGATGCCGGGCTGATCGTGACGGGGAATTACAACGAAAAAGCCTATGATCGGACAATATGGTATGCGTTGTCCCAAAAGGGCAAATGCATTTTCCAAAAAGGGCAAATGGATATTCCCGAAAGGGCAAATGCAATTTCCCAAAAGGGCGAACCAATACCATATATAAACACAGATATAAATCCAGATATAAACACTGATATAAATGTGAAGCGCACTCGCTTCACCCGACCCACCGCCGATGAACTGACTGCATATGCGAACGAGATTGATTACAACCTGCGGGTGCAGGTATTCCTAGACTATTACGACGGCAACGGTTGGATGGTCGGGAAGAACCACATGAAGGATTGGAAAGCAACCGTTCGTCAGTGGAAACGCAGAGATGAAGAAAGAGGAATAGACGTACATGCAAGACGTTCGGAACCTACTCGCGAGGACATTCTCGCAAGTCTCACCCCAGAACAGCAGCGAATCATTGACGGAATCAACGCCAGAGGAGAAAACTTCGGTTGATTACTGGACTTGGTACTTCGGTACTGACAACAGTATTCGCCGCTGGGATGAAGCACACGGGGTGCGGCTGGTGCGCAGCGAGATTTCAGGCTGCCCGTGTTTCGTCGCCGACCCAGACGTGTTCTTTGCCGATTCGCCGACCGTCAGCACCTATCCTGAATACTTTGAGAGCAGGACGCTTGACAGGTTCAGCGTGGGGCTGTACAGCTTTGGCGAGAACCAGCACAAAGCCCAGGCCGCGTATGACACGGTGAAGAAGTACATCGAAGGGTACTCGATGATCGTGGCGCAGTACAACGGCGGCGGGCTGTACTTCTACAGCAAGGAACGCGGGTCGGGCAAGACCTTCCTCTCGACCATCCTTGGCAATGAACTGTCGAAGCGCGGGCGAAGGGTACGCTGGTACAGCATGACCAACCTGCTTCAAGAGATCAAGGCGTGTTATGACCGCGAGAGCAGTACAAGCAGTGCGGACATAATCAACTTATGTCGGAATTGCGAAGTGCTGATCCTGGACGACATCGGTGTAGAGAAGCAAAGTGCGTGGGTCAATGAAACGATGTACACGATACTCGACTATCGAATGACACAGTGCAAACCGACGATCTTCACCAGTAACCACCGTCCGCATGAACTGTCCTATGATGAGCGCATTATTGACAGGATCACGCGCATGACGGAACTGGTGGAGATGCCGGAGGAGAGCATCAGAAAGAAACTGAACGCGAAGAACCCGCTAGGTTCGTTCCTGGGGAGGTAAGAATGATTTATATAGGCATTGACCCCGGCAAGAAGGGCGGGTTTGCCATGATCGTGGATGACCCGCAAGGCGAGTACGTGAAAGCGTTTCCGTGGGATGATGCAGTGTTCATCAAAGAAATGCGCAGGATCGGGACGAGGTTGACCAATACACAGGGGTGTGTAATGGCATCGGTCGAACAGGTCAATGCGATGCCCGGACAGGGTGTGACGAGCATGTTCACGTTCGGCAAGTCCTACGGGTTTATCCTGGGTGTGCTGGAAGGGCTGAACATTCCATTCCAGACCGTCAGGCCGAGGGAATGGAAATCAATGTTCGGGTTGAACAGCGACAAGCAGAGGAGCATCGAGGTCTGCCACAGGCTGTTCCCGGACGTTGACCTCAAACGAACGGAACGGTGCAGAACGGACAGTGACGGAAAGGCCGAAGCACTGCTGATTGCGCTTTGGGGAAAGAGGAAACTGTGATGACGCTCGGCAGTTTGTTTGACGGGATCGGAGGGTTCCCGCTTGCGGGTGTGATGTGCGGCATCGCGCCGGTGTGGGCCAGCGAGATCGAACCGTTTCCAGTGAAGGTCACGGCGGCGCGGTTCCCCGACATGAAGCAGCTTGGCGACGTGACGAAGATCAACGGCGCGGAGATCGAGCCGGTGGACATCATCACCTTCGGTTCGCCGTGTCAGGATTTGAGCGTCGCTGGCAAACAGAAGGGCATACATGATGGCGAACGAAGCAACCTGTTCTTTGAAGCCATCAGGATCATAAAGGAGATGCGTGATGCAACTGCAAGGGCAAATGTCGATGTTCGACCTAAATATGCCGTGTGGGAGAATGTCCCCGGAGCGTTCAGCAGCAACGGCGGCGAGGACTTCCGGGCGGTGCTTGAAGCGTTCGCAAGCGTCTGCGAAGATGGATTATCAATTCCTCGACCTAAGAAATGGAACCACGCTGGCTGTGTGGCAGGACATGGATGGTCAGTCGCATGGCGCGTCTACGACGCTCAATACTGGGGAGTGCCCCAGCGTCGCAAGAGAATCTACCTTATCGCAGATTTTGCAAGCGAACGCGCCGGAGAAATACTATTTGAGCGCGAGGGCTTGCGCGGGGATTCTGCGGAGAGCGGAGCGGCGGGGCAAGGAACTGCCGCCGATGCTGAAGGAGGCGTTGGAAGAAGTTGTTTCAATGAATCCGGGAAAGGCTACTGGATGCCTGGATTCGGATGTTTGAGAGCAGAGGGCGAAAACAGACCGAGCAGACCAACCCACACTATCGTTGAACCTGCGGCTTTTATGGGCGGTCAAGGCGCGAAAGCGAGAAGTATCGCCTATTGCGATGATGGTACAACGCCGACACTGAAAGCCTCGCCGAGCGGCGGCAATACCGTTCCAGATGTGTGCTACAGACCCGGTGGCTTCGGTGGTATGACAGAAGGCGTAGGAACGCTACGTGCCAACGGCGGGGATGCGGGGGGGGGTACGGAAAGCATCATCGTTGAGCGTGTTCACGAAACGCAAGAGAGCACAGGACAAGAATGACTATGAAACATGGATCGCCGGAACCGTTGCAAACACACTGAACGGATTTGATACATCAGACATACGCACAACAAGCTGCGTAGTGGAGAAGAATGAATGAGACTAATTTATCCGAAGATTACGGGCGCGCTGTGTGCGAACAGCCATCCGGGGAGCTATTCGGGGCAGGATGCCTACAACGATATGCTGTGTGTATTGGAAACGGGCAACTGCACCAAACAAATCTGGGGGGGGTATCGGGAGCGTTGAATTGTATGCACGATCAACAGGCGATTGTTACAAGTGGTAACGCGCAGCGTAAGTACATCGTCCGCCGCCTGACCCCGATTGAATGTGCACGGTTGCAAGGTTTCCCGGACTGGTGGTGCGAAGGGTTTGGCGGGAGCGACAGCGCGATCTACAAAACTTATGGAAACGGACTGGCTCTGCCGTGCGCATATGACGTGTTAAGGAGGATAGCGGATGCCACGAACAAAGCCACCTTGCTATAACGACGGCAACGACTGCCCGCGCCGCAAGGTCGGGTGCAGACAGGCGTGCGCCGAGTGGGCTGCGTGGGAATCCGCGCACAAGGCCGACAGGGAGCAGTACAAAAAGCACCGGGCGCAGAACCTTGAAGTGGACACGTTCTTGTCCGAGCAGAACAAGCGTGTCAGTGAGAAACGACACTATGAGTACAATCGGAAATATCAGATGACGCACAGGAGGAATGATAATACATGATTGCGGCGGCGTTTATGAAGGGCGTGTGTGTAATGGTAGGCGTGGCGGGATTCGCGGTGACCGGAATCGGGATTATCGGGCTCATGGGGTTGGTGTACACGGTGCTGGGCAAGATATTTGGGGAGGAGGATGAGGGGGATGATTAAGTCATACGAAGGACAGACGGTGAGCAACGCCATGATCGATGCCATTGTCGCCCAGGAAATTCAGCGTCAAAAGACGGCGCGTGAAGCAGAACTGGAGGCCGAGGTCAAGAGCCTGCAAATGGAACTTGACCTTCGCAAGACGCGGGACACGGCGATCTATACGCGGTTCATTGATGACGCGGACCGGGATTACGCCTATGTGGATGAGCACAGCATGATAAGTGACATCTACTGGGCAGTCATCGGGTGGATCGTACTGGCGTTCGCGGCGCTGTTCGACGCAGTGGGGGTATAAGATGCCAAATTTGGGCGACAGGGCAGCGGAGAATCAATGCCTGGTAAAAATGTGCCTGCACTGTAAGCAGCCGGTGTGCAATGGCGACTGCGAAGAATACACCAATGAACTGCGGAGAATCGCCGGTCTGGGTCCGATACACAAACAGTTCGCCATGCGGGTCCCGCTGGATGAATACGTTGAAATTGACGGACGGCGCGAGAAGGTGCGGGATTGGATGAAGATCAACAATGTGCGGCACAGTGTGGTGTACAACCGTCTGCGGAAGGGATGCCCCATTGAACGCGCCGTGTTGAAGGGGAAGGTGATGTAGATGCCATACAGCAGCCGTGAACACAGGACCGAGTACAACAGAACGTGGCGGGACTGGTACAAGGCACACGGCATTTGCATCAAATGCCATGAGAGAGATTCTGAACCTGGGCATATTCATTGCGCAAAGTGTTTGAAAACGGAAGTAGTGCGCAGGTTACCCACCAGGGGGCGAGACAACGTAAAGCACAAGCGATTACGTGAGGAAAGGATCGCGGCGGGGTTATGCCCGTACTGTGGGAACAAGGCTACAGAGGGCATGAAATCCTGCGCACGATGCCGTGCCAAGAGGAATGATTCTGTGAGGAAACGCCGGATTATCCTGAGAATCGAACGAGAAGCGGAGATGGCGAGAAATGGAAAGTAAGAAGATCATTACGGAGGCAATAACCCACTACGGCGAAGCGCATCAGATTATCAAAGCCATTGAAGAGATGTCTGAGCTCACGAAGGAATTGAGCCGGTTCATGGAAGGGTTGCTGGAAGGAACGTATGTGAATCATGCGGATCTGCGCGACCGGGCGAAGTGCCTGATAAGCGAGGAGATGGCAGACGTAGAAGTCATGCTTCGCCAGCTGAAGCTAATCTTTAACAACGAACAGGCCGTGAACAATGTGATCGATGGCAAACTGAAGCGCTTGCAGTCGCGCATGGACGGTGATGGGAAGTGATCCGCAGACAGAAGTGGCGGCTGAGATATTTCAAGTGTCCTGTGTGCGGAACAATCAGTACAGCACCCAAGACGGAAGGGCTGTCGTACACAGGACACGTCAAGACAATGTACTGTTGGAAGTGCAAAGCGGACCGTGACCATGTTCAGTTCGATACAGACAAAGCGAGGTAAACGATGAAGATCAAGATAGGAATGTGCTGCGGAATATGTTGGTGGTATATCGGTGGGAAGTGCAAATGTGATGACAGTGCGCATTACGGAGAGATCATGAGTAAAGGCGATCTGTGTGGTTGGTGGGAGGAAAAGAAGTATGATTGACCGGGAGAAGGTTATCAAACCAGTTAGTGGTTATGAAGGACATTACGAAGTAGACAATCTTGGGAACGTTTATAGCGTAAAGCGTGATAGGCGGATTCTTGTTAAACGGCTCAATACCAATGGATACGAAGTCGTTACGTTGTGCAAGGGCGGCGTTCAAAGAACAATGCGCGTTCATAGAATTGTTGCATCTGCATTTTTGCCAAATCCTGATAACTTGCCGTTTATAAATCATAAAGACGAAAATCGGATAAATAACTCAGTCGAAAATCTTGAATGGTGTACTCCAAGGTACAATTTGATATATGGGGGCGCAAGGGAAAGGGCCGCAAATAAAATGCGAGGACGGAAGCATACGGGCGCGCACAACGAGAAGATTTCAAAAAGCGTAGCAAAACACTATTCTACGCATGAATCGAAACTCAAGAACAGGCAAACGAATCGAAGAAAGGCGGTTGTTTTGCAAAACATAGAAACCGGGATAGAAATATCGTTTCCAAGCGTTACAGAAGCCGGAGTATATGTTGGCGATAAAAGCGGTTCAAATGTTTGCAGGGCAATAAAACGTGAGTCTACGGTATGTGGTCATTATGCAAGATATGAAGGTTAGCGAGGTGGAGGACTTGGAAAAACTGGAGAAAATTATAGAAGCGCTTGAAGCGTGTGTGCTGAAAGACCCGGACGATTCGAGGGACTGTAGGCATTGTCCACGATGTAATTACGGTGCTTTTATCACAACCAGTTGCATAAACGGAGTGATGAATGATGCCCTCGCACTGCTGAAAGCGCAGGAGCCGCGGGTGCTGACGCTGGATGAAGCGTTGAACGGCCTTGTGATAGAATATCGCAGCGGAAAACTGCAAGAGGTTGGAAAGCGCGTATTCACGAAGGGCTTTGATTATTACGGAGATTTGTGGCGCGTGTGGGATAGGATGCCAACAGACGAGCAGAGGGAGGCGAAACCGTGGAACTGAAACCGTGTCCGATATGCGGCAAACCTCCTAAAGTCAAAAGGGATTATAGTTATGAGTATTCTGGCTTTGGAGCGTGGTGTACTATTCAGTGTAAACCGTTATTGCGAAGGCCACATCTCAAAGTTGAAGAAGGCAAGGCACAATGGGAAAGAGCGTTGAAATACGCCGTTGAAGCATGGAACAGGAGGGCAGACGATGAAAGCGTATAAGCGTTTTGAGCCGGGTTTGATTTGCAAAGGCTTTAAGTACACGGAGGGCGAATGGGTAGAGTTTCCGGAGGCGAAATTGTGCAAAGCGGGGGCACACTCGTGCCTGAACCCGCTGGACACGAACAAATACTACGACCCGGCGCACAGTGAGATCAGGGAAGTCGAAATCGAGGACGTGAGCGACGAGCGCGGGGATGACAGCAAGGTTGTCAGCAAACGAATCAAGGTTGGCGCGAAACTGGACACGAAAGGGATCATCAAGGCACACGTTGAGTACATGCGCGAACACGCAATTGAGAAGAAAAACGTCGGCAACGGTTCCTCCGTATCGGGCGGCAACTATTCCTCCGTATCGGGCGGCTACGGTTCCTCCGTATCGGGCGGCAAC